TACGTGCTGTTCTAAGAGCCGATAAGAATTTGGTGGTGGTTACGTTCATGATTATTCCTTTTTGTCTGTCCTCATGCAATACTTGGCATCATCTTCATGATGCCTTTTTCTAGCACATGTATTATTATAACCTATATTTACGGTATTATCTACTTATACTATCAATATTATCTAAGTAATACTACTTACCTGCTAACCCTTGCTTAGATGCTCTACCTTGCACTCACTGGCTTACCCTTGCCTATACCTTAGCAATGTCTGTTGATGCACTCTATACCTGTTATATCGCTGCTATTGTCATGGCTGCTACTGCTTATTGATGCTACCACTTCCTTCTATCAGCTAGCTTTTGAGCCAGTAATGTTGCTACGAAGAGGACTGGTAAATATATGAAGGTGGTTCATGTCTCCACTACTCTGAACTTTGCCAAGTACACCTCTGACAACATAAGGTGTACTCACTAATCCAGGACAAACCACCTCCCTATCTAGGTGGTGCAGTACTGGATCAAGGACTGAGTCTCAGGCTCTGCCTGTATGCGAAGGACTAATGTTAACTTATGGGGTGTGCTGTACTTGGTAGATTCGCCGTAGTTATATATGGCTGTTATATAGGCGTAGTTATGATTCGCCGTAGGTATAGAGAGAGAGGTTAGAGGTGTGATAAGTTGAACTTAGATGATACTGGGGAAATGAGCTATGAATGTATAGGGATTAAGTATGAATAAGGTTATGATTTCCTTTGATTTAGGGGTTAATCTTATTTTGGTTTTTAAAAATTCCTTATTTTCAAACTATCAATCTGTTAGGTGTCTGTGTGAAGTGTCTGTGTACCTGTGTTTAAGTGTAAAAAAATAAGTACCCCGAAGGGTACTTATGGTTATAGCTCCTTCAGTATTTTCTCATACTTCAGTAGCTCTTCAATCTCCTGGAGGCTATATGCCTCCTTGGATGCCTTAAGGGCATCCAGCTTAAGCCCTATCGAATAAATTTCAAGAGTGCTGGCTAAGATTTCTACCGAAGAGAACAGTGCCGTTGTCGTATCTGCAACGGTCACAACTGTATGGGAAATGGAAGAAAACATACCCATGATGGGCTCCTTATATATACATGAACGAAATTGTTCATATAGTTATGGAGTAACTTGTATGGGGGTCTATTCTCCTTTTATATTAGAGATATGGGGGGGTCATATTACTAATGCTGCTATAGGTGTAAGCAGGTGTACTACACTTATATATACATGAAATAAAAAGTCTATAAAAATCCGCAAGATATTTCTTGTACTGCCTGTGTATGTACATAAAGGTAAATCCCTACTGTGCACTGGAAAATGATGGGGGGGGTCATATCTAAGTTCCCCTTCATCCCTAAATAATCTATAGATACCCTATATCCTAAGGTACACTGTAATCTTTGTACAGGAGATACGGCGATGTTTACTTTAGACCAACTAGTGATGGCACTACCTGATAACCTTAAGAACCAAGCATCAGGGGAGATAGTGTCCTTAATCAATAATGTATCAGGTGATCCTGTAAGAGCCAAGGAAGTCAGGGATAACTTCATTAGTTACAGTAAGGTGTTACTAGATGGGAGGTACAAGGTAAAGGACTACCTGCATGCAGTTACCTTCGTATCACACCTTATAGGGGGATCTACTAACGCCGATGCTTACTTTAGGACATTCCCTGACAGATATCAGAGCATGTTGGATAAGGGGGTGTCAGACAAGGATAAGAGTAGCTATGTAAGCAGCTACCGCAGTAATAAGCTGGTTAATAAGATACTAGAAGAGAGTTATATACCTGCCTACCTCCTTAACAGGGACATCTACCAGCAGGCTATTAACATATCAGCTGAGATCATGACAGATGAGGAGGTCAGTCCTAAGGTAAGGGTGGAGGCTGCTAATAACCTAATGACACATCTCAGTAAACCTAAGGAGGCAGCAGCTCTAATTAACTTAGATATGCGAGATAGCTCAGGTATGGCAGACCTTAAGAAGCTCTTGGTTCAGATGGCAGAGAAGCAGGTAGATTCATTAAGTAGTGGGTCAATCCGAGATATAACAAGCCAAGTAATAATGAGCGAGGGTAACCATGATTAAGCAAGACTTAGATACTTGGCTAGACACAGTGAGTTATGATGACCTAGGTAACTATGTACCTAGCACCTTTGCACTTACCTTCATGAACTTTATTAAGTTAGTTAATGGTAAGGACGGGGAATCTCATGTAACTCCTGTAGTTCACCTTAAGATGCTAGATAAACTGGTTACTAAGAACCAGTATGTAGCTAATCTCTGCTTCCGAGGTATGGGTAAGACTGCTTTAATGATGGAGTACTTAACACTGTACTTAGCTGTATTTGGTGAACTCCCTAACTTTGGTGATGTAACGGGGGTAATCTATGTCAGTGATTCCATGGAGAATGGTGTTAAGGGTGCTAGGAAGTCTATTGAGTTTCGTTATGAGACCAGTGAGTTCTTGCAGCATTGGATACCTGAAGCCAAGTTCACAGATAACTACCTAGAGTTTAAGAATAGGGATGGTCATAGGTTAGGTGTGAAGATGTTTGGTGCTGCCACTGGTTTAAAGGGTACTAAGATCTTTGCTAAGAGACCTACCATAGCTTTACTAGATGATCTAGTTAAGGGGGACAGTGAAGCCAGGTCTGCTACCATCATGGACAGTATCAAGGACACTGTATATAAGGGTGTTAATCATGCCTTAGATCCTACTAGGAGAAAGGTTATATTTAGTGGTACACCTTACAACTCCAGTGATATCCTGATTGAAGCTGTAGAAAGTGGTGCTTGGGACGTTAATGTATATCCAGTATGTGAGAAGTTCCCTTGTAGTGAGGCAGAGTTTAAAGGTGCTTGGATTGAGAGGTTCTCTTATGAGTTCGTAGCACAGCAATATGACATGGCACTAAAGACAGGTAAGCTTAATGGATTCTATCAAGAGCTAATGCTTAGGATCACCAGTGATGAGGACAGATTAGTGCAGGACAGTGATATTAGGTGGTATGAACGAGAGAACCTAATGAAGAATAAGGGTAACTTTAACTTCTACATAACCACGGACTTTGCTGTAAGTGAGAAGCAGACAGCAGATTACTCTGTGATCAGTGTATGGGCTTACAGTGGTAATGGTGATTGGTTTTGGGTTGATGGAATATGTGTGAGACAAACCATTGATAAAACTATAGATGATCTCTTTAGATTGGCTCAAAGGTATAAACCACAGCAGGTAGGTATTGAGACCTCAGGTCAACAAGGTGCATTCATTAAATGGATACAGAATGAGATGATCTCTAGAAATGTATGGTTTAACTTTGCTTCAGGAGATAAGAGTGGAGTTCCTGGGATAAGACCTACTGCTGATAAGTTGGCTCGGTTTAATGTGGTAGTCCCACTGTTTAAGATGGGTAAGATGTATTTCCCACAGGAATTAAAAGAAGAGGGGATAATGCTTAAGTTTATGGGACAGTTAAGGTTGGCTACCTTCAGTGGGCTTAAAGGTAAGGACGACTGTATTGATACCATTAGTATGTTGGGTTATTTAAACCCATGGAAACCTAGTAATGTGGTTGCTCCTATTTACAAGGGTAAGTCTATATGGGACACTAGCCTTAACGATAGTTCTTCAGTGGGTAGAATAAACTCTTACATTGTCTAAAGGAGAATCCAATGAATATTACAGAGTTGTTTACTAGTATTGCCTTAGGGGATATAGGTAACTTATCCTTGGTGGATAAGGTAAATTCCACCATTAAGGTGGTGGATAAGCCTAAGGTATTGATGTACATCAATGAAGGGCTAATGAGGTTATACAGCACCTTAAACCTTAAGGAAAAGGACTTTCTTATTGAGATGGTAGAGCATATTACCTTCTATCACTTACTGACTAGATTCAGTGAATCAGGTCATATTGATGGCAGTGATGATGTACCTTACATTAAGGACTTAGAGAGAGAGCCATTTAAGGAAGATATCATTAAGATTCTTAAGGTCTACAGTGAAGGAGGTTATGAGCTTCCCTTCAATAACTTGGATTACTCTGACTCAGTGTTCTCACCTGAGAAGACCATTCTACAGATACCGAGACCAAGTGCTGGGAAGGTGGTATGTGTAGTGTATCAAGCCTCTCACCCTAAGTTCACCTTAGATAACCTAGAGCTTAAGTTAGAGTTACCTGAGGTATTACATGAAGCGCTATATAGCTATGTAGCTTTCAAGTGTTTCAGTTACATTGGATCATCTGATAGCCTGTCTAGAAGTGTCTTGGCATACAACCGATATGAGTACCTAATAAACCAAGTAAAGAGCCTAGGTATTGTTACCTCTAATCTAAGTGCTAGTAAGGTTAAATTTATAACAAGGGGGTTTGTATGAGAGCTTCAACAGATGGTACAGGTCTATTATTAAGGACTATAGAGAGCCCTATGGTAGATAAGCTGGTAGGTAATGCATATCCAGTGGTGAAGAGTGTCGCTGATAAGTTAGAGACCATTAAGTATGTAGCAGAGAACATGGAGCTGCTACAGAATGTAGCTAGTAACTTGGTAGGATCTCTAGTGATCACTGGTATAGCAGGTTCTCTTGGATCAACTGTGTCAGTTAATATCCCACAAGTGATAGCTCCCTCAGACTTATTGAGTGTATCTACCATATTGAGAGGTGGGGATAATATCTCACACTGTAATAGGAGCGAGTTCTCTCAGGTGTACATTGAAGGAGATCACCTATTCTTTAAGATATTAGAACCTACCTTAGTGAATGCAAGCTTCACATGCCTTATAACCTACAGGTGATCCAATGAACCCTTTCGTACCCTTAGAGGAGTACCTAGTAACAGATCATGTGAAGCAGTACTCTAGTAGGCAGCTATATGACCCTATAACAATTATCCCTGATATATTCCAAGCAGGGCACTATGGAGCTTTAGAGGATTTCCCTGTACAGATAGACCCTGCATATGCTGGAGTAATCCCACCTGATATCATTGGTGGAATAGCTATAGAGGATATGAGTGAGTACAGGAACTACCAACCTTGGTTTGTTAACTACTCGGGAGGTAATATAGTGGTTACAGCCACTAATACAGGGAGCACACCTCAATACACCTTACCAGTGGTGGGAGCTACCTATGAAGGGTTAGCCTTTGATACTACTATGAGGGTAGCACTCTGTTGGGTAGCAGGCGATAATGCTTATGTGTACTACTGGGATATGGTAGAAGGTGAGTACACCACCTTAGAGGTCTTGGGAGCTAATAGCTGTAAGATAGCTTCAGATACCAGTGCTAGGTATTACGATGATGACACTCCTGACATAGTATTCACCTATACTAGAGCAGGTAATCTATACTTTAGACATCAAGTCCATGGATACTTGATTGAATACTTGGTAGGAGCTACCATACATAAGTTAGATCGCTTTGGTATGACATTGGGTCAAGACCTTCAATTTGAGTGTAGGTAACCTATGAGTGAAAATAACACTATCCTTAATCATGCTGTAAGCATCAGCCCTATAGTAGCAGGAGCTACTATAGCCAGTGTATTACAGGCAAGAGAGCCATCTACTAAGACATGGCAGATAAGAACCTTAGACTTTATAGTAGACTCTGTTATAGGTACGTCTACTGCTTACTTCCTAGCAGGGTGGGCTACAGAGTACTTCCATCAAACTACTCCTAATGCTGTAATGGCTATTGGATTCCTATTTGGTGCTATAGGGGTTCAGTTAATCCGTTGGACTATCAAGGAAGGTTTCCCTTGGTTAGCTAAGAGATTAGGAGTATAGTCATGACGTACATACTTGCATTTATTTATTGGTATATGGCGGCTATACACCTAGCTGCACTACTTCACCCTAAAGTACCCACCCATGGATTCCTTAGAACATTGGCTATTGGCTCTCTTGGTTTTATACATATTATGGTAGCCTCTACTATCCCTGTAAACATGCATGTAAGTGCACTCCTTGGTATATTGTTGGCAGCTTTGTACACAGTACACAAAACAACAGGGGAGAACCTAAATGACTAAGAACTTAACAGATTGGAAGGAAGAGCCTACCTTACCTCAACTTAAGAATGACTTTGAGATGTCTAGACCCAGTCATGACACTCAGATGACTAAGATTAAACGTTGGAACTCTTTAATGACGGGTTGCTTAACACCAGTTAAAGCTACTGCTGGTAGGTCAGCTGTACAACCTAAGTTAATTAGGAAGCAAGCAGAGTGGCGATATGCTGCATTAAGTGAACCTTTGTTAGGCAGTAATAAGCTCTTCAGTATTACACCTGTAACCTTTGAAGATGCTAAGGCAGCGAAGCAGAATGAGCTGGTGATTAACTACCAGATACGAACCAAGCTTAATAGAGTTAAGTTAATAGATGAGTTAGTACACTCAGTGGTGGACGATGGTACTGCTATTGTTAGGGTAGGTTGGAAGCGTAATGTAACTAAGGTCATGGAAGAAGTACCTGTGTACTCACATAGCCCTGTAACCAGTGAACAGGAGCTAGAGATATTTAAACAAGCCCTAGAGTTATCAACCAGCAATCCAAGGGAGTTTGAAGAACATGCAACTCCTGAGCTTAAAGCCTGTGTTGAATACTACCAAGAATCTGGGGAAGCTACTTTAGCTACACAGACCAGTACCTCTAAGGTAGAAGTAGAGAAGGTACTAGAGAATAGACCTACTATTGAAATACTAAACCCAGCCAATGTATATTTAGATCCTACTTGTAATGGAGACATGGATAAAGCCCTCTTTGTAATAGTGAGCTTTGAAACTAACAAGGCAGAGTTACTTAAAGAACCTGAGCGGTATAAGAATGTTACAGATATCAACTGGGATTCATTAAGTAGTGGGTACTCTCCTAACTATGAATCCAGTCATAACTATGATGCACAGTTCAAAGACACTACGAGACGTAAGGCAATAGCCTATGAGTACTGGGGCTTCTATGACATTGATGGTTCAGGTAAGCTAACCCCTATTGTGGCTACTTGGGTAGATTCACACATAATCCGGATGGAACTTAATCCATATCCTGATGGTAAGTTACCTTTCATTGTTATCCCATATTTACCTGTTAAACGTAGCTTGTATGGAGAACCTGATGCAGAGCTATTAGAGGATCATCAGAAGATATCAGGAGCTATTACTAGGGGAATGATAGACCTTATGGGGTTATCTGCCAATAGTCAACGAGGTGTAGCCAATGGATTCTTAGATCCAGTGAACCATGGTAAGTTCTTCCGAGGGGAGGACTATGAATTTAATCCTAATATTCCTTCTAATAGCAGCTATATAGAACATAAGTACCCTGAGATACCTCAGAGTGCTATGTTAATGTTATCACTACAGAACCAAGAAGCAGAGTCTTTAACTGGGGTTAAAGCCTTCAGTGGTGGTATCAGTGGTAGTTCCTATGGAGACTTAGCAGCAGGTGTTAGAGGGGCACTAGATGCTTCTAGTAAGCGTGAGATGGCAATACTCCGACGGATAGCTCAAGGTATATCTGAGATGGGAAGTAAGATAGTAGCCATGAATAGTATGTTCCTTAGTGATAAGGAAGTTATCCGAGTAACCAATGAGGAGTTCGTTGATATTAACCGAGAGGAGCTCTATGGTAACTTTGACTTGGACGTAGATATTAGTACTGCTGAGGTAGATGCAGCTAAGAGCCAAGACTTAGCCTATATGCTACAAACCTTAGGTAATAACATGGACTTTAGTGTTACCAAGATGATTCTTGCTAATATTGCTAGGTTAAAACGTATGCCTGAGTTAGCAGATAAGTTAGATAAGTTTGAGCCACAGGTAAGTGAAGAACAGCAACAGTTACAGGCATTAGAGTTACAGAAAGCTCAGTTAGAAGTAACTAAGCTTGAGAGTGAGATTGCTTATAACAATGCACGTGCTGCACATGCTGTAGCTATGCAGGAGCAGCTCCAAGTTAACACACAGGAGCAAGTATCAGGTGTATCTCATCAACGCGCTGTAGACACGATTACAGCCCAATCTAGAGGTAATCAGAATGCTTCTATTACTAAGGCATTGACAACTCCTACTAAGATAGACGAGAATCAGCCTAATATTGATGCAGCAATAGGGTTTAATAGCTTAATCGCTAATGGGGGAACATTATGAAAGAGTTAGAGATTTATATAGAACTTTGTTATAAAGCTAAGGATAAGTTAGTTATATTTGACCGACTAATGAATAATGCAGACTTTAAATCATTAGTGCTTACAGACTACTTAACCACCTATGCATTGACATGTTTAGAGAGGGCTGTTGTAGATCCAAGGTTCATGGAATCTTGTAAAGCTACAGGGTTCACTAAAGCATGGTTAACTGAGGAACGAGCTAAGTTAGTTAATCTAATTAGTGCTATCCCTGCTGCTGAACATGACCTATTAATACTTAACCAATCAAAACTATGACTGATATCTTTTCACTGAGCGAAGCTGAGTTTCTAGCACTCACACCACCCACACCCGTTAATTTGAGAGATCTTGAGAACCAAGAGGTACAAGTAGTTTCTCCTGAGCCTACTGAGGTCATTGAGCCAGAGGAGTCCATACCTGAGGTGGAAGTGGTAGATGAAGAGCCTAAGGACTATAAAGCTCTCTATGAGGCTGTATCTCAACCCTTCCAAGCTAATGGTACTACTATCACCTTAAATAACCCTGAGGACATGGTTAAGTTGATGCAGAAGGGTGCTGGGTACACTAAGACCATGCAGGACTTAGCCCCTAAGCGCAAGATGTTAATGATGTTGGAAGAAGACAAGATAAGTGAGCAAGACTTAACTTACTTGTTGGATTTGAATAGAAAGAACCCTGAGGCTATTAAGAAGCTCTTAGTGGATAGTAAGCTAGACATCTATGATATAGATGTAGATACCCCAGCTACTTATGTAGCACCCCCAAGTAAATATACCGACGGGTATGTAACACTATCAACTAACCTCACTGAGTTAGGTCAGACAGCAGCAGGTGTTGCTACCTTACAGGCTATTGCCAGTGATTGGGACGATGCTAGCAAAGCACATTTAAGTACAGCACCTCATCTAGTACATTTAATCCATGAACATAAACAATCGGGGGTATATGATCAAGTACTGGAACAGATTAATCACCATACAGCTTTAGGTAATATCCGTGCAGGTATCCCATTCATTAACTCCTATGAATATATTGCAGACTATTTAGCTAAGTCAGGTGAGTTAAAGACTAGTGTCCCTGTAGCACCACCTAAGGTAGTGCAGCGAGTAGCTGCACCCAAACCAGTTATATCAAACACAGCAGCAGCTAAGGCAGCAATGTCTTCCAAGGCAACTAGCAAAGTAGCTACTGGATATACAGACATCATGAAGATGTCTGAAGCAGAGTTTAGAAAACTCACACCACCCAAACCAATGAGCCTAAGAGGATAAACATCATGACTTTCGCATATAACGCCCCTGTTGATGGGGTATCTTCAAGTATTGAGGCAGTAGAGGGTACTGCACAATTTAACTTTCAATACTGGATTAAAGATTCAGTAATTACTGCGGCTAAACACCGCCCATTCTCAATGTTAGGTCGCCCTATTACAGTGCCCTTACATATGGGTAAACAAGTGGCTATCTATGAGTACTTACCATTCTTAGATGATCGTAATATTAATAGCCAAGGTATTGATGCTAACGGTATTACTATCGTCAATGGTAATCTTTATGGTAGCTCCCGAGACGTAGGTAATATCCTAGGTAAACTACCTTTCCTAGGTGAGGCAGGTGGTGTAGTAAACGGTGTAGGTTTCACACGTATCACACATAAAAGTTCTTTACGTAAATTAGGTAAGCACTTCAGCTATACCCAAGATGCTTTGAACTTTGATACAGATGAGATGTGGTTCAAGCATGTCTTACGTGAAGGTACTAACGGTGCTAATCAAGTCTCTGAGGCACTGTTACAGATTGACCTGTTGAATGGTGCAGGTACTGTGTTGTATGCAGGTATCGCTACAAGTAAGGCTACTGTTACCGGTCAAGTAACACCAGCTGCTGGTGGTGTACCTGAGTTACCTGCCTCCATTGTTAACTATGATAACTTCATTCGTTTAGAGCAGATCCTTACTAATGCTCAATGTCCTATTGATACCACAATTGTTAAAGGTACTGATACAGTAGATACCGTTACTCTAGATGCTGCTCGTATTATGTATGTAGGTAATGAGTTAGTACCTTTACTGCGTCGTATGAGTGATTCTCGTGGAGATGCTGTATTCATGCCAGTTAATAAGTATGCAGCTAATACTAAGGTCTTACGTGGTGAAGTAGGTCAAATTGGGCAATTTAAGATTATCCAAGTACCTGAGATGCTTCACTATGCAGGTCAAGGTGCTACTGCTTCAGCTAACGTAGGATACCGTGCTACTACTGTAGCTGGTGTCTCTAAGTATGACGTGTACCCTATGTTAGTGGTAGGTGAAGATTCATTTGCTTCCTTAAGCTTCGTTGGCTTAGGTGGTGCAGCCAACATGAACATCATCACTAAAATGCCAGGTAAAGATACAGCAACTCTTGAAAACGATCCATATGGTCAAAAAGGATTTACATCATTCCAATGGTTTCAAGGTACATTGATCTTCCGTCCTGAACGTATTGCACTGATCTACACAGTAGCCCCTTTATAATCAACGACACAGGGGCTTAATCAGCCCCTTTAACCTTTAAGGATATAACATGACAGTTTCAACAGCCCCTGAAGAACTAACAGTATTAAAAGACCGAGCTAAATTGTTAGGTATTACATACTCCCCTAATATTGGGACAGAAGCCTTACGTGAGAAGATTAACGCTAAGTTAGCTGAAGATGCAGCCAGTGCAGGTGGCACAAGTTATGAAGCTTTATATAAGTATGTCTACGCTGAAGCTATGAAGTTAATTCGTGTACGTATAAGTTGTGTTGATCCGCAGAAGCTAGAGCATCGTTCAGTGTTTGTAGGTGTCTCTAATAATTTCTTAGGTAATATAAACTACCAAGTACCTTTAGAAGACAAGCATCAGGTTAATGGAACACATATACCATTCTGTGTATATGAGCGTTTGAAAAGTATTACCTATTTACACGTTTATGAAGGAACTAATAGTCAAGGTAAACCTATCATGATTAAGAAAGAGGTTAAAGCCTATCAGATTGAGGTACTTCCTCAGATAACCACTGAAGAACATGCGGCATTAAAGGCAGATCAGAAGGCACGTAACATGTTCACTGAAGAGCTTACGGAGCAAATATGACCTGTGATGCAGACCTCCTAGCTAATACCTTATTAGTTTCCTTAACTACTGGGATAGACTTTAATATCCCGACAGATGACATTAGTGGGGCAGACTACCAATTACCTGTTACACCAGTAGGAGGTACTGTTACACCTATAGACTTGGCTCAATTAACTACAGCGGTGGTAGGGGGTACTGGTTCAGTAGATGTCCTTATGAGTTCAATGAAGGCTCACCTACTGGAAGAGTATGAAGCAGGTAGGATTACAGGCAGTGAATATAGTAAGGTATACCTTGGCTTAACCCAACAAGTACTACAGAATGCCACACAGTTCACCTTAGGCAAGGATCAAGCCTATTGGTCAGCTATAGTAGCCCAACAGCAGGCTATAGCAGCTCAAGTGTCTGTAGTGACTGCCAGGGTGCAGTTAAATGTAGCCAAGGCTCAGTTAGCTCAGATACGAGCAGAAGCTAATACAGCGAAGGCTAACTACGCTTTAACTAAAATGAAGTTATCCACTGAGAGTGCTCAGTTCTGTGCAGCTAACTTTACAGCAGAGGAGATGTTACCTAAGCAGTTAGAGTTATTGAATACACAGGTAGAAGAGCATCATGCACAAACCAGTAATACTAAGACCGATGGGGTTACCCCTGTGAATGGAACTATAGGTGCTCAACGTAACCTATATGACCAACAGGTTATTAGTTATGCACGTAAGTCTCAGATAGACGCAGCACAGTTACAGCTTGGTGGGTTTGCTGTAGCACTTACCTCAAATGATTCTTTAGCGATACCTACACAATACAGTGCAGGTAATATTGATGAAGTTATCACTATTGTTAGAGCAACGAATGACTTAGGAGCATAGATGTCATGGGAAGTACTACCGTCAGTGTGGCTTCCTCTGTCTACAACGTAGCAGGGGATATAGATAAACGACCTAACTTCCTTAAGCTCTTGGTATATGACGGTATCACCAATAAGGAAGGTAGGTCTCTAGCAGACACGCTTACCAATGGATACCTCTTTGGCTCAGGTATTAGATTAAGAAACTTTAATAACTGGGCTGAAGGATCTAGTGGATTCACAGACCTCATAGGATTGACTACAGGTACTCTAGCAGCTGCTGTACATGTGGATACTACCGTAGTAGCAGATTCCGTAGACATACCAGTAGGTGAGGTTATACAGGTGTCTGAGGCAGTCATTCTAAGGAATGATGTAACTAGGTTAGCTAGAGAGTACATCAGAGTAAATTATCCAAGTGAAGAAGTAACTGGGTGGACAGCAGAGTACCTAAATCCAAGTATTGAGATTACCTTTGCTGATACCGCTACAGTGAGTTATACACCTATAGGTTATAACCCTTTGGTGAATTACCTATATGTAACCTACCAAACCAGTCCTACACCTTATGATACACCCCTAGTAACTGGTGATACTGTCATAGTACCTACAGGTGATGACTTCCCTGTAATGACAGGGTGGACACTCACAGACTCAATTACTGTTGAGATTACCTTGGATTTAGTAACTACAACCACCACTAATACAGCTGGTGTGATTACAGTCAGTTCTACAAGTACACCTACTTCATATGATCGCACCACTATTACCTATAAGAAGAACACTGTTCTATCTACAGGGGAACTCTCTATTGAGAGGTTGACTGAGTACCACATAACAGGGAAGAAGGTTATAGTAACTACAACCACTAGTACCTCAGGAACTACCACAACTACAGTAGACACAGAATCTTTAGAAGATGAGCGTAAGTACTACAGGGAAGCCTATACATCTACTATATACGAGTGGGGTGCTGTACAGACCTTTGTATATGAGAAGGGTACAGGTAAGCTTGACCTAGATGCACTATTCCCCTTGGAGGATACATCAGAAGGGTTCTACCCATTTATACCATTACGTTTAAACAATGTCCCTGTTAGCGGTGAAATATATAACCTATCTAAGAGAGCCTTTCGTAAAGCAGTAGGTACTAATACCTTTGATAAGGTATTAGCTAAGATAGAGGACAACCCTGATGTTGGGGACATAGATTACTGCTACACAGTGTTCGGAGTGTCATTAAACACTAAGGAACAAGCAGGTAAGGAGTACATCTATAGATTCCTTAAAGCTGCTATTAACACAGGGAGTAACTCCTTGGTATATGCTCAGTGGGAGACTGAGTTTGAAGCAGCAGTACAGACTAACTTAGACTGGGAAGCTTGGAAAGCTGGGCTAGGAGAACTAGGTGTAGGTGATCCAATAACACCTGAACCACCTACAGCAACAATACCTCCACTACCTAATGGATACCTTTGGATTAAGAGTAACTCTTCAACAGTTATGAGATACGACATGATGATTAGATGGTCTTCATTAGATGAAGATGTTGGGGTAGGTCTAAAGAAGCCTGATGCTAAGAGGGGTGAGTTATGGTGGGGTACACCCACTAATCAGATCTTTGCTTACTGGGAGATGAGAGACGGGGATAGATACCAGTATCACCTAATACCTATAGAGACTATCACCTTAAACTGGCAAGTAACCTTAGACACTTGGAAGTCTATTACAGTTAGGAACTTGGATCATATAAATAATGTCTATAACGGTAAAGTGGTAGGTATAGTTGCAGGGTCTGCTTTAGCAGACGTAGAAGAATCAGGATTCCTTATTCCCTTACATTCAGGGATATACAGGGAACTAGGTGTAGTTAAAGGTACTCAGTTAGCCACTAGCTGCTGTTACCTTGTATTCAATAGCTATGCCATAGTTAAACGTAAGTGGTATCAAACCTCTTGGTTTAAGTTCCTTATAGTTATCTTGATAATAGTGATCGCTGCTAATACAGGTGGGGCAGACTTAAATACATTAATCCTTGGATTATCTACAGGAGCTGTAGGTACAACTGCCTTGATAATAGGGGCAACAGCTGAGGCTTTAGCTGGATTGGTATTATCTGCTCTAATTGCTAAACTAGAACCAAGCTTCCTAAGGAATGATAAGTTAAAGTTGATCCTAGCACTAGCCTTTATATTGAGAGGGGATTTAACCAGTGTAGGTAAGCTTATGAGTGCTACACAAGCAGCCTTAGGAAGTTACAGTAATTACCTACTAGGTAATGCCAGTAAATTGAATATAGCTACAGCAGATCTACTTACAAAGACTGCAATAGAACTTGCTAGAATAGCTAAGGCAAGAGGGGAGTTAGACACAGGAGACTTTGACTTACTTAAAGCGTTAAATGTAATACCGTATGAACTCCCTGAGACATTCTTAGAACGTACCTTACTTACAGGTACAGAGATAGCTGAACTAACGTTAACACTAGAAACTTCACCAACACTAGAGGAGATATAACATGGCAGCCCAACAACCATATCAACCAGTAGATTACTCCCAAATTTGGAATGACAGTATTAGACCTATGCGCCAAGGTCTTGCTAATTTATCCTCTAATACGGCAGGCACATTAGGGGGATACGACACAAGTAAACCTCTGTTTGCTGCTATTCAGAATTACACACCATCAAATGATTACTCTGATTACAGCGTACCTGCTACTACACAGGGTGTAGTTAAAGATGCTCCCATGGATCTATCTAAGCTTAATAGTGCCATCAGTGGTATCAATACCTTAGGTCAACTCTATGGAGCATATCAAGCACAGAAGTTAGGTAATAAACAGTTTGCATTTCAAAAGGCATTAACAGAACGTAACCTAGCCAACAGCTCGTTAGACTACAACACTAGGCTTGAGAACAAGATGGCACAGAAAGCTGCTCTTGATGGTGTAACACCTGAAGCTCAAGAAGCATATCTTAACTCTCACCGTGTTAGAGGAACTGTCTAATGGCTACCTCTGAAAACTATAACGCTACCGCAGTACCCACCTTTAATCATGGAACTGATGGTATTAAGACAGCAGCTCTTTTATTAGATAATGCAGCTAAGGCTGCTTCAGGAGGGATTGCTGATTACAAGGCTAACAGGACAGCTGTAGCAGATAACCTAATGCAACAGGTTCTATCTACGTACACCGATCCTAAGGTACTACAGGAGGACTTGAATACAGGTAACTTATTTAATAAAGCTCAGGTAGATCCTAATCACCTATCCAGTACACTGTTTGATGAGTTAAGTTCTAGAGTAACCGCACTTAATACTCAAAAGACTAATTCTCTTGCTATTAGATCTACTGAAGCGACTCAGGATAGTGGCATTGCTTCTACTATTGCCGCTAATGTACTCAACACAGCAACAAGTAAAGCTTCGACAGACGCAGCTGAGAGAAATGCAGCAGAACTCCTAGTTAAGCAAGCATTATCAAGAGGTGAAGGGGATAGTCCTCAAGCACCACAACCTTTTACCCCACCAGCAATATTTCCAGTAACAGGAGAAGAACCTGCTGTAGTACCTTACGAACCTAGGAAGCAGCCAACACCAACACCGCAGATACCTAAAGTACTAGATAAACCAGTTAATACCCTTTTGAGTACTCTCCCCACTACTGCTGACGGTGCGCCTATATTTAATACGAGAGAACTTCTTAATAACCCTGTATTTATGGGGAAGGTTGATGATATTGTTCAAAGTACAGGTGCTGCACGTGATATCGTAATAAGGGCATTAGCTGACGACTTACAAAGTCAGGATACAACTAATGTAGCTAATATTACGCAACAGTTAAAAGCTAGAGTAGATACCATTAATGGCACATTTCCTACAGCTAATGAGAGAAGTAAAAGTCAACAGGACTTACGTAATAATCTATCTCCAAGAGAGAGATCTATTTTTGATAAGTTATACCCTGACTTAAATAAAACTATTGACATACCTTTTACAGCCCAACCCTCACCTAAGTCTCCTGATGGTTCAAAGATAGTTCAAGACCCCAGTGGGAAATATAGTGTAGGTACTCCAACACCTTCCTCGGATAACAAAACCTCTTCACTAAATCAATATAACAAAGGTACGGTGAAAGGGGGGTATGTGCCTTCTAATATACCGCCTCTGGAAGAGCTTACACTGGGCAAGGTACAGGATATACAGAATCAAATACTACAGAACTACAAAGCTGCGGGAATACCTATAGAAGGTAGGTCATCAGCAGCAGGAAAATACCAAGTACTCTATGGCACACTTAAAGCTGCAATAGCTGAGGTGTATAAAGGGCAGGACATTAGTAAGATCAAGTTTGATGCTGATGCTCAGGATAAGATCGGTGAGTATTTATACAACCAAGCTAAAGGCTCTGCTAAAACTATGGGGGCTATGTGGCAAGGGGTTAGTCCTACCAGCCCACACGCAGCTGCGTTCAGAGCAGCGTACCCTAAAGGTGTTGATTGGCAGAACACCTCATGGAAAGATGCTAGACGAATTATCTCTAGGTTTGAGAGCTCAGATGATGAAGATACTGGTACGGCTAATAATAATGTAGACCATGCAAAGCAGATAACAGTAGGTGCTAACACTGAGGTAATTAAATTAACTAACCAAGTTGCTAGTACCCCCACCAGTACTACGATGAGTGCGTTTAACGCCGCAGCTAGTGTTACAACACCTGTAGCTCAGGTTGTTACAGATACTGTAACTAACTTGGGTGGGAGTGCTACAGATAACCCTAAAGTCTCAGCACAGATTAATAGAGCCATTGCACACGGTGCTAAGTTAGGGGTTACTATCACTCCGAAACAGGCAGGGTTATTGGTAACTGAAGCTTTTAAACCATTGAGTTATTTAGCAACTTTAGGTAAATCATATAATCCTGAAAGCACTATAGGCACTTCAGGGATAAATGATGAAACCTTAAAAACAGTGGTAGGTACATACATCTCTAATAAGGGGCTTGATCAAGCGATTATTGAGAGGAATAGTATTGATGTCGCTACTTTACGTACACGTATAGACGCTATAACAGGACTACAGAAGGCAATAGGTGAGGCAAGGGCTCTTGGTAAAACAGAGCTAGTTAACTCGTTAACTGCACAGTTGGGGAACATGTTGCAGGTATCCCAAACACCCACAGCAAAGAAAAACCCTGACGCTACTGAAGCAATCAGCAAGATATTAACTCCTGTAGTAAAGCCTACAAATCCAACTAATAATGAACAGATTACTACTGCCAAGCAATCTATAGCTGACATTACTCGGGAAATTGGTGGTTTACAGGACTTGGTTAAGCAGACTAATAGTGAAAACCTTAGTGCTGAAGATAAGGTAATAGCTTTTGAAAATATTACAAGTAAAGCCAAACAGTTGGGGCAAGAGCTTCTTGCTGCACAGAGGGTAGTAAAGAACACTGTGCCTACACAACCTCCACCACCTAAACCTAAGTTAGAGGTTGCAGTAGAAGAGGCTACCCGTAAGTTTGATGAAGCTACATCTTGGTTTTCTAAGGTGAGTAGGACTCCTAATGCTACAGAAGAGGTAAAGAAATCCGCAAGATCTGCTAGAAGAGCTGCTGAGGAGGATTTACGAATAGCTAAAACCAATGCTTCTCACGCCTCCATAAAGAATATTCTAGGCTTAAATTAAAAAGAAAAAGGTACATATACCATGCAATCTAATGAAGAATTCCTAGCCTCACTAAACCAAGGACAACAACCCGTTGACTCAATGGCAGCTGCTAATGCTCTGAGAGATATTCTTGCAGCATCAGGTGGTAATGTTGGAGGGCAACAAGCAGTAACCAATCAACCTACATTAACTGTAGATGATGCCTATAAGATAGCAGCAGCTAGAGATGCTGGTGTAGATCCAAGGACACTAACTCCTATACAGAGAGAGTTTGCTGGAGGAGACCAACAAGCACTGGTAGCTAAATATGGACTAGATGCTGTAGCTAAATCTGCTCAGGTGTACTCACAAGGAGCTGCTATATATGAGAATGATAAAAGTAGTAGTACTGGTTTCCTTAGAGGTGGTGCAGATTTAGCAGTAGATGCAACTAAAGCTTTTGTAGGTGGGGGTACTGGATTAGTGGCATTAGGTGCAGGCTTACTGAACGATGCAGGTGGACAAGAAGCAGCAGGTTGGCATAACAATATCCAAGAAGGTTTAACTGGTTTACAGTCAGACATTGCTATAGGACAAAAACGAGCATACGATGCTAGAACAGCTGCCACAGAATTACAGAGCAAAGCTGTAGAAGATGCTCAGATAGCAGCAGGGGAAGATCCTACAGGAGCTCAAAGGTTTGTTACAGATATGGGGCAAGCAATAAAGCAAGCCGATGGCTCTAACATAGGTTCTTTGATTGCAGGTGGTGTGGGTTCATTCGCTAGTGGTGGTACTCTAAGTAAAGGTTTAAGAGCCTTAAGTAGTAGAGCTATACCCTTTGTAGCTAACAAAGTTGGAGCTAACTCAACCTTAGTTGCTGGGTTAGAGAAGCTTGGATCAGTGATAGTAAGTCAACCTGTTACTTCAGCCTTAACTGAGGCAGGTTCAGCCTTTGCAGGTACAGTTAGTGCAGGAGATAAGATCTCCACTGAAACTATGATGGCAAACTCTCAAGAGTTTAGAGATCAAGTAGCTTCAGGGGTATCACCTGAAGATGCTAAGTTAGACTTAGTAAATAAAGCTGGGTTAGCTAGTGCAGCAGGACAAGGTTTAGTTTCTGCTGCCACAGGTGTAGCGACTAAAGGCTTTGAGAAGGGTATGTTTAAAGGTGGTAACTTAACAACTAACATAGGTAAGGTATTAGGAGAGACTGTGGAAGAACCTACTCAAGGAGCTTCAGAACAACTACTACAGAACATTACATTACAAGACTTGAGTGGTAACAAGGATACCTTAGAAGGTGTGGGTACAGCAGCAGGACAAGGTGCTCTAGCAGGCTTTGGTTTATCAGCTGCTACACAAGCACCATCAATAATCAAGAATGCTATTACAGCCCCTGTAAACATTGTTAGAGGTGTATATGACTATACACACTCACCTAGTATAAGTGATACAGCTGCTGAGAGCAGAAGCTTTGTACACCAAACCACTGACTACACACAGCCAAGGGTATCTCCTCAAGCTACTACCGCTGATGCTGGTGTAGTACCTACTACACCAATTAATGTAGCTTCAGTGGTCAGAGGTGATATCCCTGAGGTTCAGCAGGTATTTACCACTGCATCTGATCCATTGAAGAAAGCTATGAAGGTTAAGGAAGGTAGTCCAGTACCCACAACCTTGAACACCATACAGAAGTTAGTTAATGTTATTAATGGCTCTAATAAAGATACCGCTGATAGAGCAGTGATTAAAGAGGCTGTAACCCACCTAACTTCAATCCTTGATACAGTCAATGACTTTGATAGCTCTAAAGATACTGATGCACATAAGGAAGTGTATAAACAGTTTAAAGACTCTAATGCAATGAAAGGTGCTACCTTCGCACTTAATAAGTTTATTAGTACTGAGACTAAATTAGCTAAAGAGGCTAAAGCTGTAAAGGCAGCTGCAAAAGGTAAGGCTAATCCAACGGCTAGTCCTATTGAGCAGAAGACAAGGGCAGCCTCTAAAGCAGCTAGATCCTTTGTACAGAAACAAGAGGAGGAAACAGAGAATGTTGTTGATGGTAAGGCTACTGTAGAGGATTCTCCAGAAACTAAAGCAGCAATAGAAGAGTCTAAAGGGGAGTACCGCCCAATTTTTATAGATGCAACTGGTCAACTTAAGGCAGCACATACCAATAAGACAGATTTAGACTACAAAGCGATATATGCAAGCCTTCAAGAGTCTGGTGATAGACGTGTCTATGGGGATATGCCTGAGTTTAAAGAATTCCTTAAAGCATTAAATACGTTAGCTAGCAATAGTAAAGATCCTCTTATATATGCTCACAAGGTGTCACTAGACCTTGATAATGCTGATGAGGCTAGTGTAAATAAAGCACTGAAAGATATCCATGGTACTGAAGACTATCCTGGATTAAAGGCACAATTACACCTTATTAAAGGTGCTATCTTAAACCAAGCTAATAGTGGTGAGAAGACTAGTGCAGAACAATTAGCAGTGTTTAAAGATGTTGTTAGTAACAGTAAGTCAAGGGACGGTACTCCAGGGAAGTCTGTCAGAAAGCATGTACAAGGCATTGTTGAAGCAATAGCTTCAGATAAGAAAACACGGGCTAGTACAGCTAAAGGTAAGATAGCAGGACTAATGTCCTTTTACAACAAGCACAATGCTAAAGTTGTACGGTTAAATAAGGCAGCTGTTACATGGCATACTTCAGATAAAAAAGCTACGGTATACACAGATGGCGAGGATAAGAATGAGTTCTATGATGGAAGATCAGATACCCATGTAAGACAAGTACACAGGGAAGCCTCTATTCTAAATGGTGTCCTTGAGTCATTGAAGGAATATAACCCTGAGCAGTTTAAAGGTATAGCTATCAAGGGTATAACCCCTCTTGCTGCTGTTATAGGTAAGACTACTACACGTAAGAGTGATGCAACTAGAGAAAGTAAGAGAGAAGCTGATACAAATAAGGCTGGTGAACCAAGAGCTGTTGATCTACGTGATAGTGAGGACACTGTACTTGATGGATTAGAGGATCTATTTAAAGCACCTAAGTATAGTGAAGACTACTTGGCTAATACCTTAGCTAACCTACCTAGCAAGGCATTAACAAGTCAGGTTACATCACTTGTTAATACCCTACGAAATTCATTAACAGATGCTGTAGAAGCTACCCTTAATAAACGAGATCCAATAAAGGATAAATACAATGAAAGCTTCGCAGAACTTAGATTAATGTCGCTAGTGTATAAGGACGGTGAGGAATATAAGTTTCATGGGGGTATCTTAGACAGAGCACTATTAGCTGCTGTTAGTTACCTAGCTACAGCTAACTCACGTACTGGGGGACTTACCTATAAGAATGTACATGAAACTCTTGGATTAGCCAGAGATGTAGAGGTATCTCCAGATATACTACATAAGTTAAACCAAGGAGTATTGGCTCGTATTGCTATATCAGAGCTAGCTAAGGTCATTAAGGATAATCTTGGTTTAGAGCACACTAAAGACGCTCCTATGGCTGCTGTGGATAGTATATATACAGCCTTGGCTTCTCAGATATTAACCTCATTCACCACTAGTGAGGTAACTGCTGGTGGTGATTTTGATGGTCAAGGTACAGGTTTTATGTATGCCGCTATATCTAAAGTTGGGGGCTTAAAAAATAGAGGGGGTACAGATGTAACACCTGTAATATTTACCTTTGCTAAGGTAAAACCTAAAAGTACCTTTGAGACGTATCACGCAGAACTTAAAGAGGTATTAACACCCAACAGTAACAAGCTGCCTGAGTTCAATAAAGAACCTGCACCTACTACCATAGGTAAGAATGTTAGTAAGGCAGATATTGCAATAGAAGCCGCTGATAAGGTATCAGACATACCCTTCAGATTAAACCACAGATTTCTAAGTCTACTTGAACGGTTCAATACCGTGGATAACTATACACAGCTATTCAGTGGGTGGACAGCTGGCGCAATGAATGAGAGGCATGCTTCCACTGTAGAGGCTGTATCTACAGATATCCGTAAAGGCGTTGAGTTCTTATTAACACTAGCTAAAGACGCTCCTAAAGGAGGTTGGGTTAAGTTCCCTAGCTATGTGAGTGATGTACTAAGGTTACAGCTTAGTGGTTCAATAACACCACAAAGTAATAAGACAGTACGGGCAGGCTTAACGCCTCATGAGACAACGGTTACTGACACTAATAGAGCTATGTATTTGAGAGCTGTATTACAAGGGCTTGATATTGATGTTGAAACCCTTACAGATGCTGAGGTTAAGGAACAACTGGAAGATAAGGCTAGAGAATATGCAGCTGTTATAAAGGTACTTAAGGGGAATGGTAAGTTCACTGAGGCTGACTTAAAGACATTACATGAAGCCAAGCTAGGTAAGGTAAGAACATTACAGGCACTATCTGACTATGCCGCTTACCTAACTAAAAGTGAAGGTCATACTACTCACTTAGCAATTGAGATTGATGGTGTAGCTAATGGTATAGCTAACATCTTGATGCTCTTTGGTACAGAACCACTTACTGATGAACGTAAGGATAACTTACAACGTGTAGGTATAACTATAGGTACGGACAATCCTAAGGTTACTGATGGGTTATATGATCACATAGGGTCATTGGCTACAGTGGCTGTAGAAGCTATACATGGTGTGATATCCCCAGTCATGGGCGGTATAGAGTTCTCTGATGGGGTAGATGTTAAGGTTACATTCACTAAGTCCTTGGTTAAAGAGATCGTTATCCCTGCACAGTACAGTGGTGGTGTAGCAACAATAACAAACACACTAACAAAAGAGTTCTTAGATAAATTCTATGCTTGGGTATCCAGTAAACCTGACTGGGCAGAGACAGATAATGA